AAGCACACCTATAGTACGCCGTACGTATCGACGAATCATCTTACTTAATAGATTATTAGATTCGTCAAAAATCTCTTGCCTGTCAGACTTTATGTCATCAACACAACCGAAATTTACCTTAGCAACAATTGAAAGCGTAGTGAACACTTGCGGAACCCATGCAATTCTTCTCGAACCTCGTCTATTGTCTGTGCCCATATCTGCGGACAGCACACTCTTCCCATCCGTCTCCAAGTGCGACACCGCCATTGCTCATCTCACCCCTTTCCGACGAGAGCATCTTGTCACCCTACTCCCGGATGTTCGATCGTGCCAACAATTCGCCCCTGGGAGCGTCATTGGGGCCATTTCATCACGACATGAGTTTTGTTTTTGGGGAAACCAAGCAGTCTGGCGACTTGCTCACCTCATTCGCACAGGATCGCTTGGAATCAGCTTCCAGCATTCCCAGACAACAAGACATGCATACAACCAAGCAGTGGAACTCTCAGCAGCCTTCGCCGACGGTAGTCGTCTCAACTCAGGTAACATTCGTGCACGCACACAAGCGACAGCCCTCACCACAAAGAAATTTGAGCTATACCACGCTGCAGCAGCCATTGAGCGCATTTGGCAGCTCGGGAAAAGTGGGGGCCACCAAGCCGCAGTCACCAACTTCTGTCGTCAGCACACTCGGTACATCAACGCAATCGATCCTAGTAAGTCCACCAAGAAAGCAATTACGGAATACATTATCAAAGCCCATCGGGATTGTCCACAGCTCAAAGTCTCTGAAGTCATCGCTCCACGGTCTGGGTCAAAGATCGTAAAGGCGTTCAGACATCATGACCTCTTGCTCATATCAGTCACGGATCGCTATCACTCAAAGTCTCACCTCGGTCAGTTTAGTGCATTCTACTGGTTACGAGAGCGAGATGTGCAGGACTTGCTGTTCACGTTGCGAAGTCAGGCATACTGGGAGGTTTATGTAGCAGCTCGCCAACAGGATTGTATGCGCTCCAAGCATGCAATCCAGTATCAGTGGGTATGCCAACAATTCCGTGACGCCATTACAGAGGTACTTGAGGGTGCTGGATACCATTATGAGGGTCGTAACAAGGTAGGAGTATGGTTTGACACGCTCGCATGGCAGTATATGGCCTGGTTAAGTGGCAATCCAGTAATCGACCATCAAAGCGTCATGGCCAAGAAAGCGTTCGAGAAGCTACCATCATGTATGCCCAGTACATCATGGTTACTCTCGGTACTCAAACGTACGCCCGTGGACATTGCCGTTGATCTCCTCGGTACATCGAAGATCAGCATCTATCCCGAAGTATGCCCTTTCTCCGTAGTGTCTGAGCAAAAAGCACTCCATATGAACCGACATCAGACCAACTGGAAGGAAGGCAGTGATGAGCACTTGGCACGAGAGGAGTTGAAGGTCTACATGCGATTCATGTATATGGGATATTTTCACGCACAGTATGGAGCTTACCCCGGAACGCTGAAACCTACGGCAGTGCCTAAGCCGTGGCATGCGGACTACCCCTTACGCGGAGTACCTGAAAGCGACTGGCGGGAATGCTTGGATGTTGATCTGAACGAGAGTATGGTCCTACCACCAATTCAGTTCGATGATTTCCTCATGGCCAATGATGCAGCATGCGCCCCGTCACATCCAAATTCTTGTGACTCGATGGAGACCTACAGATCGCAACCGAAACACGAGAAGCGTAAGCTACTGTACCTGATCCAAAGTGCATCAGTGCCAGATGTTGGGGAAGTATGGCGGAAGATGAACCAGGTCGGACACGCTATGCCACCAGATAGCGTAGAAGACTGCGGGTATCGGCCTCCATTCGCGCATCACATCAGCACTGGTGCTCGCTCTGAACGCCAAAAAGATACTGTGCGTCCGTTCTATCAGCAAAGTGCACCATGGGCTTGTATGGTGTCGCATGTTGACCGTTTCGTGCGCTCGTTTCTCAAATCGGTGGATCCATCCATGATGGGGAAGTCACTCAAGGATCGTAAGCAAGACCTTCGTGCTCTGTCTGCATACCATCGTCCTGGGTGCTCAACATTATACATCAGCGATGATAAGAAGAAGTACTCTCCTCACATGGACCCTCAGTCGCAGCAACTCGTTAGTGATTTCTTTGCCGAGATTACGGGCCAGCACGCGATAAAGGTGATAACGAACGTCATGTTCCACACGCCCCTCGTCTACAGAGTCATGGGTCATCTTGTCCAATATGATGCCAATGGAACTGATCGCGAAGGCCTACGTGGTGCTCAAAACACGTGGCTGGAGATCTGTACACAAGCGTACTGCACACGTCGGCTCAAGGAGGCGGATGTATTACGTCATCCTACTGGATTTGCTGCATTCATCGATGATGCGGTCCGGTGTATTCCAATCCCGTTGGCGAAACCCGTAGAGTACAAGGCTACAGCGTTACGAATCATTAAGGAGGTCGAGTTTTCCCTGAAAATTGTAGGTCGAGAGCTCAGTTGGGATAAAGCGTATGCATCACATGTACTCGTAACAATGCTGAACGAAATGTTTCTTCAAGCTCATCCATACGGTGGGGGTATCAAGAGCTTCTGCACAATGCATGAGCATGAGACATCTCTCGTTGACAATCTGGTTTCGCTGGAAGCAGATCACTTCTCAAAGGCACAGGGTGCACTGGGAAGCGGTACACCTGCATGGCTGAGTCACTTCATGTACTTGTTCGCAATGTGCCGTGAACATATGAGATTTGGGATCAACTTCAACACGAGCGAGTACATGACGAAAACCGAGCATATGTTATGGTGCCTTACGCCGGTCGCGTTTGGAGGTGCTGGTCTACGATCGCAGCTTCAACTCATGACTACCGAGACTGGCAACAGCATTGCAGCTGGTCTCGGCAATCTACGGCATTATGCAGTAATCCGGCAGTCCATCCTCCCTTTTGTCAATACCCTCGTAAGTGGATCTCTTGAGCGTCTCAAGCCGCTCGACTTTCTGCGCGATCCTACACAGTTTCATGTCGTTGGACCGCGTCTGCGCTCACAACGTTTGGCAACCATCATTCGCAACACCATCAATGAGTATATCCGTAATCCTCGTCTCCGTGATCTGACGTATAGCGTGAAGCTTGCCGAAGGATCCGTTCTCGCACACGCTAAAGCCTTACAAAAGGCTCGATCCGTGTCTGCCGTAGAAGTACGTGAGTATTACCGTAGTACACCATTGAAGGAACTTGACGACTTGATCACCAAGATTGTGAGCTCTGAGAGTGCCAGTACCTTTGTCCGCGGGGACGCGCTACATAGATTGCGAAGTAGAGTTCGGTTAGACGCATTAGATTGTGCACGTGTATATCGCTTACGTTGTAGTGGGATTTCAGTGGCCCATATGTAGTGAGATAGAGTCAATTACCTGGGTGTTTGAGTATGTTATTGGCTTGAGTGTGGGTGGGTTATGGGCTTCCAAGTGGCTTGAGTGTGTGTGTATTGTGATGCCATGACGCTACCCTTCCCTGATGTAATAGTTGGGGTAGGGTTCTGTTCTCACGCGTTATGGTAGGAAATACACCTTCGTATTATGGGTGATTGAGTATGAGACTTAGTGAGCGGTGGTTTGTAGGGTTAGGTACGCGGTATATTCGTTATCAATCGTGTGTGTATGTAATTTCGTAATGGTATAAGTGCAGCGCTATCACCTGGGGACGGATTTCACCCCGAATGTCTACCGAGGGACATTCTATAGGGATAGCAGGCCATCCATTTGTCTGCGTCGCGTGTTGAGTCAGAAGGATAAGTCAGACATCCAGTACTTTCCTTCTATAAAAAAGGTACAAGCGATCCAACCACTAAGTATCATACCATGATGGCTATAGCAACGATGAACGGTTTATAAGATCCGCACGTCGTAGCTGTGTGCAGCCTGTTCTGGTCTTGTGACCTCG